ATGTTAAATATTTGGCTATAAGTGAGAACATCTCACCTAAAGGACTTATTTAACCGCAATAATGGTTGGATATATTTATGCTTCAAAAACTTCAACGTATAAAAACATATTTAAATGTAATATTTTCATTGTAGTTAATTTACACCATTCACAAGTATATTTTTGTTCTACTCGATTAGGATTATGTTTACAATTATCACCGTGATAATTAGTTAATGCTGTTTTACTATTAATAATATCATCGCACCATTCACATTTATATATCGGTGCTTCATATCCAGGTTTATGTTTACATCTATCACCATGATAATTGGCTAAAACATTGGTACTATTAATAATATCATCGCACCATTCACATTTATATATCGGTGCTTCATATCCAGGTTTATGTTTACAATTATCGCCATGGTGATTTTTCAAATTTAATTTATCATTAACTATAGTATCACACCATTCACAGTTAAATATTTTAGCAATATGTCCGGGACGTAATTTACATTTATCTCCATGATGTTGTTTAAATCTAACAGGGTTATTAATTATGCGTCCACACCATTCGCAAGTATATTCTTGTACTATTCGATTAGGGTTATGTTTACACTTATCACCATGATGAACACTTAATACTGTTTTACTATTAATAACATCATCACACCATTCACATTTATATACTGGTGCAACGTATCCTGGACGTTTTTTACATTTTATCCCATGATATCTAGTAAAATTAGCTAAATTGGTAGTTTCATATCCACAATATTCACATTTATGAATAGTACCATCATCACATATTCTCATATTATTATCATGTTTATTTAACCATTCATCAGATTTTGCACAATTATTGGTTTGTAAAAATACTGATTCATAATCATGGGCGGATAATCCATCTAAATTAGTATCAATTCTTAATACATCAAAAGATTCTAAACCATCTGATTTTATTAATTTTTTAATATGGTTGGATGATGTAAAATATCCATTAGGTGACAATAATTCGTTAGGATTGCAATTCTTTCTATATCGGCATCCTGCATACATCTTAGATGATGGGATATGTTTAATAATATAGAAGTAAGGAATGGTGGTATTTTTAATTTGGTTTGTCATATAATATATCCTATAAATTAAACACTAGGAATATGTTGACAAATAATAAATGATATGTAAAAATATACATAAATAGATTCATGCTAATCTTCCTGATGTTTAAAAGAGAAAAAAGGTTAGAGGATTGGTAATTGGCGTTACGCGAATCCAAATATATTTATATATTTTTATAATGTACATAATAAAAAACCCTCTTGACCATCAAATAAATGGTCAAGAGGGTTTTTTATTATGTACAGATATTATACTTACCAATAATTTAAATTATTCCAAAAAAGCCCCGCATAGCGGGGCTTTTTTTATATATCCATTTTTTCACATTATAAATAGCACAAGATTCGCGTAATTCTGAGTTACCAATCCCCTAATTCTTTTCTTAACATGTTTAACCAACACAAGAATCAGCATACCTATTTATCATAATAAATGGATAATAACTAATTTCTGGTACGGTTAAACCTTATATAGGATTATCCAAAATGAGTAAAATTTATAAAACTTTAGAAGAAATACAATTGTTAGATTATGATGATTATCTCTATACCAACCACCATCATGCCATGATTTATGAAAATTTTAAATTAATGGATGATTATACCTTACCTAATCATAAAATAGATTTAAAATTATGTTGTGTTTATATCACTATATATTTTGGTAATATTTTTCCACCTAAATATTCTTATGATGTTATAACACCTTACCTTTATATTGGGTCCACCTATGTAGAAAATGTAGTATTATCTAATTATAATGGTTCTGTATCATCTACCAAATATAAACTATTATGGAAACAGGAACGTGCTACTAATCCCCACTTATTTAAAACCTATATTTTATGTTTTACTGATACTCTAAAGGATGCTATAAAAATTGAAAGTGATATTCATATACTCAATAATGTTAAGAATAATCCACTATATTTAAATAAGGCACATGCTTCAGTAGATTTTTTATGGTCTAATGTTGAAGAAACTAGAGAAGAAAGAAGTAAACGTGTTTCAGGATTCAATAATCCTATGTACGGTAGGTTAGGTAAAGATAATCCTAACTATGGCAAACCATGTTCCGAAGAGCGTAAAAGAAAAATTGGTGAAAAAGCTAAAATAACTAGTAAGGGTGCAAGAAATTCTAATGCTGCTATATTTCATATCACTGACCCTAATGGACAATTACATATTGTCGCAGGAGGGTTTGAACAATTCTGTATAGACCATAATATATCTGAAAGTCGTATTAGAAAATATATTGGTAAAGGTCAAGTCCCTCCAATGATTACAACTCATTACATTACTGAAAAATGTAAAAATTCTGTTGGATGGTCTGCTGAAAGAATTGGTAAAGTACGGGATAATTGAGGAATATAATAATTATTTAAATTATTAATATTATTAAAAACCCTCTTAACCATTAGATTGATGGTTAAGAGGGTTTTTTAGTATTGGATAATATTATTTTTTTGTTAAACTACTCATCCATTGTTTTAATTCAGTAACCAAATATTTTTGTGCTGATGCATCTTCTTGAATTTGTTCAGCCAAAGTAAGGATATGACGACCCTTAATAGATGCTTCTAAACTTTCATAAATTGCCGTTGGTACAGCAGAGGCACAACTTGGATTTAATACAATATCCACAGAAATTAGTGAAAAATTTGATACGATTCCAGATTCATCAACAGAACCTGAACCTCTACTAGATACACCCATCCGTGAACCAGATTCTTTAATTAAAACTTTGGCAATTTTACCACATGGGGTATCTAAAATTTTGGCTTTACCAAATACTTGATTACCTTCCATTCTCAATTCGGTAACCATATGCGAAACACGGTCACTCGATATTTGTAATGAATTACTATGGTCCAATTCTCCCCAGAAAATTTGATTATTCTTAATATTTTCCTGAACTTGTTTGACTGCATTAGTCATTTCTTCAAGCTGGTAAATCCTCCCATTCCTATTTTTGACCCCACTCTCCATAAAAATTCCACTGATATACATATCTTTTCCATCAGTGGCAGATTCGGTAATGAATCCCGATTGGTCCGGCATCATATCTTCTACTAATAATTGTGTTTTCATTGTTTTAACCTATTTAAAATATCAATATCATATTTATTCTCTCTTACCATCCTAATGATAATAACCATAACAGAAACAATGGTCTGAATCATCTTAATGGTTTTAACCATCTCTCACCCTTTAAAACAATGATAAATAATTAAATTCATATTATTCTTGAAGGAATTATCATAATGCAGAAAGAATTAAACAGATTATTAGAATTGGCAGGATTGCCGATAGATTGGAATATTATAGTAGAGGCTAAAGAGGATGGTCTTGCTAATAAATTTGAACAAGAGATTATGGCAGCCTATAATAATGATAAATCTAATAAGCCATCATTTAATAATGCTACAGATTTAGTAAAATATTTATCATCTACTATGGGTAGAACGTATATTGAATGGATAGTTGACCAGTATAAAGGTCAGCATTTTCATATGGGTGATATCCATGAATTGACTACATATATTGCAGAATTTGAAAAATTGAAAAAAAGTGGTGTTATTGAGAATAAAGATTTAACCAAATATAGTGTATTAGATTTAAAGCATGCGGTGACTCATGACCCTATGAAGACCAAATATGTAACTAATGAATTATGGAATAGTGCCAAATTAAAAGCTGAACAGGATGCTGGTAATATTCATATTATATTTGACACTCCAAATTTTAAGGTTATGATTCCTAAGAATGAAGCTACCTCTATAGAATATGGTAGTGGTACAACATGGTGTGTTAGTGCTAAAGAATCAGAAAATAAATTTGATGAGTATAATCATTCTGGACATTTATATATTATTAATGCTGGTAATCAAAAGTTCTGTATACAATTACAACGTAACGAATTTCAGGATGAAAAAAATGTTAATATTATCAATAAGCCTGGTGATATTGAATATTTGTCAAAATTCCCACAGTACACAAAATT